TTCGTCTATCCGAATGCCAATTGCTTGTCTGAAATCTTGTTTATTTAATCCTAAGTCTTTTAAAAAGGCATTGATCGGATTGATCTTTAGTTCTCGGCTACAGTGTAAATATTCTATAGATGGTAAACCATATTTTTTAATAACTTCCTCAAATGGCTCTCCATTCATAGAAAGATTATTAAATGTTTTTAATGTGAAACCAGATGATTTTTTTTGATTATGATATACTTTAGCCTCAATTATATTAATTGGTTTTTTGATAATATGATCTTGTATATCTCTAAGAAATTGTATTGTTTTCAAATCTTCACGACCAGTATTCATAAAAACATACACTTTTTCATACTTACTGTACAAAGGACAATTTTCAAGCAAATAAGCCATTAACCCAGACGATCTACCACCAGAAATACTGCAAATAATAAAAGGTTTTGCCGAATCATTGAATGACGATCCAGGACTAATGATCTTGCCGAAAATATCTTTGTTTAGTTTGGAAGGATCAGTAATCTTCTTAATTCTTTCTTGAATGGTCATTTTCTATTTCCTCCTTCTAGTTTCATATTAATAATTGATTTTTCAGTTTAGTTCTAATCCAGGTAAATAAAAAAGCCGTGGGAAAACGGGGAGAGTCCCCACGGCTAAACCAATTATAAACCTAAAATTATGAAGTAGTTGTACAGGGATTCGAACCCCAAAGACCCGAGCAACAAGACCAATTGATACGCTTGTCAACAACTATTTGGCAGCTTACCTGCCAGCACATGGTTAAAACTTACGGAACTACCTTGTCTCGGATTAGATACCGAAGTATAACACAGCAATGCTGTCGTGAACAGCGCAGGATTCGAACCTGAACATAGTCTTGTAGCTATTCCGCTGATAACAGCAGCTGATGCGTCTACCAATTCCGCCATCTGTTCAGTTTGCATTTTTATTATTACTCTGGAATGCTAACCCCGAGGATTCGCAGTACATACAGGGATCGAACCCGTGACCTTCTCGCAGACAACGAGCTATTCTACCCCTGAACTAATGTACTTTATGTTAAAAACATCTTCCTCTGGGTCATTAGGTGGAAAAAATTCCGAAAACCACCATAATCGAGATTTTACGATTCCTTCTTGCGTTATGATTCACTCAGCCATACCCGACGGCTAAAAGATGTTTTTGATTTCAATGAACTATAAAACGACCGTCGCAGGCTAATAGGACGTTATGAGCACCCTTGTTCAAGCATTTGTGAACCCTTATTGGCTTTTGATTACCTCACCTTTCGGAAACGGTCGTTTAGTATTTTATCCCAACCGACTACGTGTCGTTAGCTTCTCGCTATTGGGTTATTCTTTCGATATTCAAAGATAAAAAGAAATATTATATAAACAAATAATATTGTATATAATTTATAACTTTTCGATATATTATTTTTCAGCATTAAGATTTTCGGTATCTCTTTCTTCTTTTGCTTCTTTAAGGATCTGCAATCTTTCAGCTTCAACATCTGTAACTTCACCCAGTAGCATCATTGCTGTTCTTTTACTCATAAGATTGGCGCCTACCATTTTGGTAATGTCACTGATAAGCTCTGTTTTGTTTACTGGTAAAGCGTCTTTAAATTTGATACCTGGATTAACATTGATCATATCTGTGAGCTCTGCCTCACTGAATGAAATAAGCATCTTCTTGATCACATTAATTCTACGAACAAGCATTTCATTCAATCGCTTCTGAGATTTATTACCTTTCATTTGTGGCCCCATAAACAGGAGGCGCAAAGCAATTCCCGACGTACCGTTGCTCATAAGCTTAGACATTGTTCCGAAACTTATGTCAGGAGTATTCGTTGCATCAAATTGTTCTTGCTTGACAATGTCCATTTCAAGCTTTTTAGACTCGACCATTGCCTCTGGTTGCACGAAAGAAACGCTACCTTTCGCCCCATTTTCACCTTTAACTTGGATCACTTTTGCAGTTTCACCTTGTGATGGTAAAGTCTCAACGTCCCCCTCAATAACCATGGTAGAATCACCGTAATATTTGTTAGTATCAGCAAGGTTAGAAAGGTTTTCTTCCTCCCTATCAGCTAAAGGCTGTGTGTTGGACCATTCGGGGCGCTTCTGTGAGTGGTAAACAATAGTTAAAAAGTCGTAGCTATTTTTTGTTTCTGTCTGCCATTCCCCACCATCAACCTGCATTCCTAATAAAACAGTATCTGTACTGTATAGCTCAAAGTGCAAAGTCTTAGTATCAGTTACCGGATCAATGCTTTCATACTTACGACCAAGACCGATAAAATCGTTGTGTTCATCCCAAATAGGAAAAATATCGTCTCCGTTCTCTTTGCATAGTAGGATCATTCCAGGTCTGCGAGTGCTGCCTTCCAAAACTGTACCCTTCCAGTATTCTGCATCCTCGAAATCATACCACAACTCAGCGCAATGGGTCTCAATCATACGGCGCTCCACGATATCCTCAGTCTTGAATGATAGCTTATTATCACGCCAAACCTTTTGAATGAGATCAAAGCAAATGTTTTCGGCAGCTATTTCACTAGAAAAATCGAGTTCAATATCTGCTCCACACTCAAAGAATACTGCCGACTGTACGATCTGCATTTGTCTTGCGAGCTGCAGTCTACTTACTGGTACCTCATCTGTTTCTTTAGTGGTCTTCTCCTCGTTTGTAATTTGATCGATGTATGTTTCGCCATCAAATTCAAGCGCCCTATTTGGCCGTTTGACAGGATCGTTGACATCATGAGCATACGGATCGTACTGCTTCATGGCATCCGCTACAGTCAAGACTGTACTGCCTAGTTTGATCTTTTTCTCTAGTTTACCAACTACCTCGACAACTTTGGCAAAATCGCCGGATAATAATTCTTTTAGCTGTTCCTTTTTCATTTTTTATCTTCTTGTTCTTTTGCGTGATGAACCTAAGCCTAATTTTGCAACCGCCTGTGCAGTTTTCTTTTTAGCATCAGGATCATTCTTAGTAAGGAAATCAAATGCGTATCTAATCGCATCTATAGCATGATTCCATTTATCTATTGGCAATCCTGCTTTCTTATCATTCCAGATATAATTTTTGAGCTCAACTTTTACATTCCTACTCCTTGGCGTGTATACTATTGTATAATCAGCCATTTTTAAAAGGGAAGCATTAACAGATCCTGGAGCTTTCCAGCATTCAACAATATTTAGTTTACCAAGCTTTTTAATATCGGCTATTAACCGATCTTCTGAGCTATCACCGACAATGAGATCAGTCGATTTCTGAATACGCGATTTATTCAGCTCAATAATATCGTTTGTTCCCAAATGCTTGGTGTCATAATATTCTTCGTCAACATGTATGATCATCTTTTTGCGATCAACAGCAACCCTCATAAGCGTATCAGGATCGACAGAAAAACCATAATCCTGTCCATAAACGTAAGGCAGGTATTCGTTAAACTCACCTTCCATTGTTTTAGGGAGAATAACACCTTCTTTAATATCAGCCCATCTACCAATAACAACGTTGGCATATTTGGACATCTGATACTTAGCACGGTCAAACGTCCCGTCTGGTCTAGTTGCTTGAGCGATTGACTCCTGTTTGATCTGCTCTATTCTTTCTAAGAAGTTATCAGCAAGGTTTTCAAGATTATCAAGGTAGCTCGTATGGATATGTAAAACATTAGGATGAGTAGAGATTTGCACGTCTACACCGTCAATTGTTTCAATTCTATGCGTGTCCTTGATATACTGCTCATAAACAAAATGAGAATCATCCGTAGGATTCATAATTAGGATAATTCTATTTTGAATACCTTTTTGACGAATAGACAACATCAGTTTTTCGTAACTTTCAAAGTCGGTCCATTCCTCCATCTCATCACCAACGAATGTTGTAAGCCCCTGAATTGACTTCAATTTTGCCGTTTGGTTACCCGATCCGGTTTTGATACCGCGAAACATGATAGGCACGCCAGTACGTTTATTGATGATGTTGTTTTTCTTAACCGTGAAAAACTTTGCTGTGCCTTCTAAATTGATCTTCTCCTGAAACTCTGGAATAACAGAATCGGCTGCAGATGACATCGTATAACGAGAAAAAAGGATGCTATGCCCTTTCTTAAAGCTTAATCTTTCAAGGAACAACGAGCCGTTAAATGATTTACCAGAACCACGACCACCCGTGATAAGAATGATAAACTTGCTCTTATCTTTATAAAGAGGAATGTAAGGATCGGCTATTTTTATTTTTGGCCGAGGCTTTGTCCTTGTTATCCCCCTTCTACTCGCTGTCGTTACCTTCTTCGTCATCGAAATCGGTACCGTCTTCTTCTTCGTCGCTATTAGCATCTAACCAAGCATCAATTTCAATACTACCACTCATGTGGATATCCTGCTCCATTTGCATTTTTGTGGCTATGTTCCACATCTCAGGCTTTTTATGTTTAAGCCATGCCATTGCTGCACCAGTATCGGGGGGTAATTCCGTCTCAGTTTCTTGAACTACTTCAACACGTTGAGGCTCGCCATCATCATTTGGCCATAACTCCCATCTACGAACAGTTGTTTTAACTTTCAAGCCTGTCGCACGCCTAAATAGTGAGTTTTCGACTAATACTTCCAAAGGCTGTCTGCCTTTTTTTAAAGCTTGTGTTAATTGAGGAAATTTAAGTTTTAGCTTGCAAAAATATGTTGGATCAAGATCTAACAGTTCTGATATTTGACAATCATCGTAACCATCCCTTGCCCAGCCTTCAATTTGAAGGATAAACATTGGATCCTCATAGTCATGCTTCGGCTTTGCTCCTGCATTACTTTTGTTTTTTGCCATTAATTCCCCTTTCTTTTATCTCTTTGATAACTTTTGAAACCTGATTGAGGTGCTCAGTAATCTTAGGAATATCTTTTTTAATAGACTCCCTAACATCATCCATAATCCCTTTTACTTGCTTAAGCTTTGCCTCTGGAATCTTTAAAACCTCACTATAATACTTTACTTGGCATTCTGAAGAACAAAAAGAAAGTGGAGTATTTTCGCCAGTGTATAAAACTGCATTCTTGTAAATGAATCCAACTGTGTTAAGATAAGCGCCTGTTGAACCGAAGCTTCCTTTCCATTCCAATCTTGATTCTTTGCCACATGTGTCGCAAACTGGTGATTGATTAATCTTCATCTTATTTCCAATCTATAGCAAAACCATTTAATCCGATAACTTGATCTTTAAATTCATAACATTTATATTCTAACCTCAGAAGCTCTGCTATAACCATTGGCGAAACAAATTTTGATGGATGAATAAAATAAATAGAATCTCCTCTCTTACTACAATTATCTATGTCCTTCATGATTTCATCAATTGTCAAAAGAGGTGTTTGTGCTCTCGCTTCACTAGCCGATAGCTTCTTAAATTGTTGTTTTTCCATAATTCAATATCTATTTATATCTTATTATAACATTTACACACGGTGAGTATATCAAAATTGACATATCAAGTATCATTATTCGATATAAGACTAGCCAAATAATTTTTCTGCGACTTCTTCACCTTTGATGATTTTATCATATAGATCTTTCCCTAAAGCCTCCATGAACTCAGCTTTGTTTTGAAAACTGTCAAACGATAGTGTTACAGTCGGCTCACCTTCCCATTTATCCTCAACCTCACTGTTGTACTTTTCTTTTTTGGCTTTGATCTCTTCTTTAGATTGAGGAGCTGTAGGGGGTGACAGCATTTCGGCTTTCTTCATGATGTCCGTAAAATCAATTGAAGGGGTTTCAAGCGATAGCATAGTCAAATCATATTCGTCCAGTCCTGCAAGAATTGGATCAATATCCGTGATGATGTTCGCCATTAGATCACTGTCAAATTCCCCTTGAACAGATTTAGAGTTTAGAAAAATGTTTTGTTCCTTTTCTTCTTTATCTGATAGGTCCACTTTCTCCACGGTAATAGCATAATCATTTTTTGGATATCCGTTGATCTCATCAAGGATGGAAATACGTTGATGTCCACTAACAAGATTACCGGTTGCTTCGTTCCAAACAATGCCTCCCATAATCCCTAGACGCTTGATGTTAGCCTTAAGTTGCTTTCTTGCTACGTCGGATAATTTACGAGGATTATAATCGGCGAGATTTATCTCTGATCGTTGGATCGTTATTGATTCGGATGATTTATGCTTCGTACTCATGTTCAAAAATTATGGTCTCCGCTTCTGGAAACTCGTTAATTACTTTTTTATAGTCTTCTGGACAATACTTTTTGCACCAAAGCAAGAAGTTTAAATCACCTGGTGTTACCCCTTGTGATTGATGCTTGGAGTCATAAACGGTGGGTCTTGGAAGTCTGAGACGATCAATATAAGTAAGGACGTGACCGTTTTTCCATTGCTCGATTGGGTAAACGTTCTTTGTCTTTCGGTTGATGGATGGTGTCCCGTTCTTGTCTAATTCCATCATCATAAGCCTGCGTTGTAGTCCGTCAGTACGTTTAAAACCAAAACACGCCCATTCAATACCCGTTTCGGCTTTGACATCTTGTGCTATCTGGGACAATGTCCGGCGTTTAAGCCTTTCATGTCCTTGATAACCCATCCAGTTGCTTTTTTGGTAGCCGTAAAGTGCAAAGTGGGGTTTATCTATGAAAGTTATATTCTTATATCGTAATCGGTGGGCTTGTTTGAATGCTTCAATATGTACAAGATCCTTAACCGTATATAAGAATACACTTATAACCTGGTCAAAGATCTTGCAGCACATATCAGTTAGCAATATGCTATCCTTGCCGTTTAATGAGCTAAACAGAATAATCTTATCAGTTTCTTGTCTGACAGATTGCAATATTGATAACGGTGAGGACATATTATCTAGTTCTAGATCTTACGCCTTGTCTCATGTCACGGCGTGCAGCCGCATTTGATGGGGTAATTGTTCTTACGCCCGAATTGGAAGTACCTAAACGGTAGCGCGGTCTATTTGTACGACGGATTTGTTCTGCTGTTTCTGCCATATTGATATAAATAAAGTGTTAGAAATTCTTTTCTAATACCTTACCTAGCTCAATAACAAAACACTCATCACCTTTCTTAAAACCTTCTGGAATATCGATAATAAATTTACAGATATAAATATCTTTAGCTTCGATCAATATTTTTTTTCGATCTTTTCGATATCCTACAGCTAAATAAATTTTATCGATTGGCTTCATGTCATCATAAACGCCGTCCTTACCCTTTGTGCAAAACATTCTAAAATAATGCTCGCTAAGGCTTCTATATTCCTCTTGTTTCCTTCCCTCTATAATATCATCGAAATTCTCTTCATTAATGATCAATAGCGGGATAGTTTCTTGTGTTTTTGCCATAATAATGCTAGTAAGGCCTTAAAGAACAAATTTAACTTTAAGGCCTATATTAATTGAATTTACAAAGATTTATTAAGGTGCTATAATGTTAACAGACCTTATTTTATGGCAATGCCAAACATGACTTTTATTGAGTATTTTGTATTTAGCGTAATTTTCCTTTGCCAGCACTTATTAAAGCCTGACCATTTGAAAGCATTTTTCTTTAAAAGGTCAATTACTTCTTTGGCTGGCTTTTCAACATGTTTGATCTGAATGCGATCATCTGCGTAATTAACGATAATTTGACCACCTTCAATATCATATGTTTCTT